AAGAAAAGTTTATTGCGCTCTTTTGCATAATGGAAACTTTGAATATCCTTTTGAATAGGAATGTATTTGTCAGCGTCCTTTCCTTTTAAACCTACTACGTTTAAATTAGTATTGTCAATGAAGTTGTAAGCAAATTGCGTGTAGTGACCGGTATCTAAACCGCTGCATGTAATCTGCATACGTTTGCCGGTATCTTTAGGATAGTAAGCACTTAGCACTTTTGCAAATTCTGGCCATACACTGCGAGGGCTATTAAAATCATAAGTCCATCGCTCACGGTCCACTTTTATTTTCATTGAGTTTTCGCGTGGTATAAATGTGCCGATGCTTCCGTGGGTAATAGAATAGCTTGCGCCTGATTCAGTCCATCCAACAACTTCATAATCTAAACGAGCGTCATCTACAACACCGTTCATATCCGCTCCACAAGTCAGCAAAACAAATTCACCGTTGCCGTCATTGATAGACATTCGTTCTGGTATAGTTCCAATTTCATAATTGCGGGTATTCTTTTGTAAGTCGTTGCCCTTTGGAGCTTTACCGGTTTGCTCAAACGGTTCGCCCCAACAAAGATTCACCAGCGTTTTTTGTAAGTGTTCTTTTTGCCCCTCTGGTGGATTAGCTTCTATATAATCTCTTATGTAATGTTCCCAATCGAACATTCCTACCGGTGCATATAAAGAAGATATGTGATAGGAATAATAACCCTCCTGCGATGGTTCCACTGTTGGCATCCATACACCCGCCAAATTCATTTCGTATTTATGCTTATCGGTAAATAGATTAGCGCACTCCTGACAAACATACCCTACACTTTCTTTAATCAATTTACCGGCACTATCTACTTTCCAGTGTATGCCTCCTTTTTCTTTGCCGTCTGTATTGGCAATAGGAACGCTCCATTTTAATGCTATCATTGAACTGCAACAAGGACACGGCACGTTATAATATCGCTGGTCGCCAAGTAGAAATACCTCCTCAATATTTGACGGGCGCAATTCAGGAGTAGAGAAGAAACCAATTTTACCAATACCGCCAAATGAGGCTGCGCGTTGCTCGATTAGCTTTCGTGTTGAACCTGATTCTTTACTACTTTGTTTGCCTTTATCGTAATCATCTACCAATGTAACTTTTATAGAACGTTGCGCTAACAACTTATGATTAGTAACACTACCCGAAATATATTTACCTCCCATGAATAGTTTACGCTTCGCAGTATCACCGGTCTTTCTTGAATTGATTTTGCTATCTCTGATTAAGTGCCGCAAACCGCAGCCGTCAATCATTAAGTCTATATTCTCCGTTCCCTCCTCCGCTAAATCAGCGTGACCCGTTAGGTGTAAAATATTACATGGATGTTCTGAAATTAAATATCCGATAAGGTTTTCTAAAACTCCTTTACTCAAACCAAGTTGCGCCCCTTTCATAACTGCTATAATTCGAGCTGCATCATCGGGAGAGAACCGGTTAATAATTTCTATTGCATAAGGAGTAAGTGAGTAATCAAATCTACCCTCCCACCTACTCTCGCTGCTACTCATAATACGATTAGCCTCCGCCCAGTCGCTCGGCTTTATATCGCTAAGTAAATTTAGTGAGGCATCGAATAAGTCTGTGAGGTGTTGTTCTAAAGTCAAGAGAATAAATCTTTTTTTAAATCTGATTTTAATATAATCTCTTTACCATTGGCGCAACCTATACACATTTGCCATGTATATTTACCTACGGAAATATTGGATAGCGAAGAACAATCGCAAAGACAGTTATCGCAAATAAATTTTTCTTTATTCTCTTTCACCTACTTCTTTTTTACTGCTGCTTATTATCTGTTTTGATAGGCTTTGCGTTCTTCGTATTTTTGAAGAGCTTTCATGTCCCCCTCTGTTGCTTTCTGATATAGCTTCATGTCTATTTGATACTCGCCTTTGTCTTTGCCTTTTTGATACGCTTTAGCCAATTCGCTTTCGGAGTTGTTGTAATCTTCCGTGAATTGCTTTTCGTCTTTTGGCTCAACATCAAGAATGTTTATACACTTCTCAACCGGATATCCGAGGATGCCCATGTGAACCATTTTTTTTAAAACCTCTTCGCTATATTCCATAGTTTATATTTTACAAACACAAAAAGCCCCATCAAATTATCAATGAGGCGAAAGCAATGAATTAAAGACTATCTACGCTTCTTAGCCTTAGACATCTTACTTCCTTTGCCGCCTTTGCCGCCTTTGCCGCCTTTGCCGCCTTTGCCGCCTTTGCCGCCTTTGCCGCCTTTGCCGCCTTTGCCGCGACCTCCTGAGCCTCCTGAACCTGAACCCATAATTAAAATGGTTTTTTTAGTTTAAATTTTGGTTTATCCGGTTGCAAAGATAATTTTTTTGCCAATTCATAGCCATCAATTAAAGTATGCTCATCGGATAAGTTTACGTTTTGAAGAAATTCTTTTCTATCCTCCTTGGTAGAAAACACAACAACCAAATATGTTTCATGGTCGTTTGTAGCTTGAAACTCTTTTGCCTTTGCCCGGAAAGAACGAATTTCTTCGGTTAGTTCTTTTTGCGGGTTTTCTAAAGGAGATTCATCCTCCTCTTTGCCATCCTCTTTCTTGCTATCGAAATCAGAACTCAAATCAATATCTAAGTCTAAATCAATATCTAAGTTCACATTGAAGTCATCAATGTTGTTAGAAGTATTTTTTGTTTTGTTCATATCTAAATAGTTCTAATTCTATCAATGGAAAATACTCTATAATAGTCTGCCAGTCTTTCGGATAATTTTTCTTTACCCCAAACAAAAACTGATATTTGAGCCCGTCAAACGACCTTCCCCAAATATCATAATCATCCGAAATTTTAAATCCGTTATCTGAAACAAATTGTAATACATCTGCTTTCTTCCAGTCGCAAATCGGGAAAACTTTTCTTTTGCTATGATTAAAAAAACCTTGCTTCTCAAAAACTTTTCTTCGATTAAAACTTTCGGCAGCTCGCTGACCAACGACATCAAATAAATTATCCTGAATACCAACGCTATCTAAATGACAGCCTATAAGGTCTTCAAATCCTAAATGCGGAACCCCAAAATCATAAAGATATTCAATCATTTTCGGAGGCTGGAAATCTTGAAATCTTAAATAGTCAAATAGCATAGGATGAGGTAGGCGAATTATATTCATGCCTAAATCTTTTTCATAACCGGTCAAAGTTTTTTCAACAAATTCCAAGTCAGGAATATGATAGAAGAAAAATGGAATGAATTGCACATTCATGTTTCTCAAAAGAATAGCACACGCCAAAGAATCTTTGCCTCCGCTGAATCCAAGCGTAACAATCTTTTGCTCTCTCAAAAATGAATCTACTTCGGAATTTATTTTCATTCGCGTTCTCCTGCCTCTTTTTTGTCAGCACTCATGGCTATTATTTCGGCTATGTTTTTTTTGCTTTGCGCAACCGCTACCGTTTGCGCGTGGTTAATCTCTTTTACAATCGCAGCCCTTATAGACGCAAACTCATCAGGCGTGAAATTCTTTTCATACCTTGTAATTAAATTCTCTACGCCTACCTTTATTGACCTTGCAAAGTTTTTGAAGTTAAAACTAAAAGCTAATACGACCGGCTCTTTAGGAATATTAACCCCTTGTATTCTTTCTTTTTTCTCCCGCAATATCTCTACCTCTTGAATCAACTTTTCATTTATAAGCGAAGCCTTTTCTTTTTCAAAATCATATTTTGTAAACTTTTGAATAGGCTCTTTTATTTTTGTATCGGGAATTTTTTGAGGGGGATAAACAGGAGGTAATACGTTAATTGATGTTAAATGTTTAGATTCTTCAATGGTTGAATTTTTAGAAATTTCATCCACCTCTTTTGATTTGCCAGCTTTCTTTTCCCGATGCTTTTCTAAAAAATCCGCGTTTACAGACAAAGAGCCGTCAACGTAATCACCGCTATAAACTACCTTACCCCTCTTTTCATAATTAGAAAGGTCTCCCGATTTCATGCCGCACATTTCGGCAAATTCTTTTTTTGGATGCAGGGCCATGACGACAAACAATTAAATCAGTATCAATATTTTATAAATAATTTGACGACAATTGACGACAAAAATAAAAATTTTGACGACAAAGCAGACGACAAAAATTGAAATAGGGAGTGAGTTTATTTATTTTGCGGCTTCGCATACTT